CGTTCGCCGCGAGCAGCGCCGTCGGCGCGAAGGCGACCACACCCTCTTGCGCGGGGCCGGTGCCAGGGTCGATCCAGAGTTCCGCCGCCAGCGCATCGGCGCTGGGACGTTCGCCGGTTGCCACCAACGCGCCCGCATCCGGATCCTCCGACAGGATGCGGTCGGCCTCACTGTGGCCGAGTTCGCGGACCAGCAGCCAGTATGTGGCTTCCGCGACCATGCGCCGGGACAGTGCGCGCGGCGGCGCAGCGACCCCTGACCCGGTCGGCATGCGCCCGCCCGCGATGGCGGTGGCCCCCAGCGCAAAGACGTCCTCGGCGAGCTTCAATCGGATGCCGTTGTCGCGGCCGTCGCCCTGACCGATCTCGGAGATGCGCATGACGACATCGTCGAGCCCGAGGCGCTCCGACCGCAGCCGGATCACATCGCCAGGACCGAGATCGGCACCCTCGCGGTTCACCACGATCTCGCCCGTGAGCAGCGGTACCGAGAGCGCCCGCAGGTCGCGCTCAGCCACCCGGATCGCCAGCCCCTGGTAGCGGATGCCCGGATAGTCGAGCGTGGTCGCGATGACCTCGCCCATCGACTGCACCCGGGCGGTGTCGGTGACAGAGACCGCCCCCGTGTCGTCCGTCCAGGCATCGGTGAAGCGCACGGTCACGCTGTTGACGAGGTCCGACGGCGCACGCCGCCCCAGCCGCCCCCAGTCCACGACATTGGTCTCGTCGAAGAGTGGCAGTGTTGCTGCCGTGTAGTCGGCCCGGATGAGCCGCAACTCCCAGAGCCCGGTGCGCCGGTCGATGAAAAGCGTCGCGTCGATATGGTCGAGAACGCTGCCGATGAACTCCTCGATGGAGCTGTCCTGCTGCCAGATCAGCGACAGGCCGAAGCCCTCGGTGTAGAGCGTGTCCGCAGCGGCCGTGAAGCTGGCCCCGATTTCGACGGTCGAATAGCCTAGACCCCAGTCGCGGTTTGTCAGGCACTCCCGGATGATATGGGCCGGGTTCATGTCCGGGCCGTTGCCGAAGGCCCCGCGCAGGGAGGCGACCAGCGCCTGCGGGTTGCCAGCCGGGATGACCGGCACGCCGTCCACCGGCGTGTTGTCGATGCGCGCGGTAGAGGTCGTGTTGGCCAGCGCGATGTTAAAGCCGAAGATGTCGGCCGGCGGCAGGGTGCGAATGATCGCCAGCGCCGCATCGACCGAGGAGACCGGCGCAGGTTCGCCGTCGGTTACGAAGATCACGATCCGTCGTTTCGACCCGCCGCCCGCGAAAAACGCTCCCGCCTGCGAGAAGGCGGCGTCAAAACTGGTGCCGCCCGAGGTGCTGTTCGAGAGCGCCAGCATCCAGGTCTCGAGCGCGGCATAATCGTCCGGTCCCATCTCGCGCCGTTCGATCGCGCCTGCGACGCCTGCGTTCCAGAGCACGATGCGGATGTCGTTCGGCCGGTCGGGATCGACGCTGGCTCCGATCTCGCGGATGAGCGCCGCGACGCCCGCTTTCTGGGCGGCCATGCGCGTGCCCGACATCGAACCCGAGACATCAAGCGCAATGTAGATCGCGGCATCCGAGATATTGGCCTCGGGCACGATGGCCGCCTTCTCGGGATACCATTGCGCCGCGCCTGCCTCGCCGGTCAGCACGCGGGTCACGCGGACCGCCCACGGCTTCAGATACGGATTGATGCCGAGATAGACCTGCCGCAGCACCAGGCTGCAGAGCCCGCGATAGCCGGGCACGTCGCCATTCATCCGAGCAGCCAGGTAGTCGTTCTGACCCTGGCCCGGCCCGCCCATCAGCACATCGACATCGCCGCGAATGCCCCCTTCGCGGCTCTCACCGCCGAAGAGGTCGGGCTTGTCGATGCGAATACGCCCACCCCCGGCACCTGCGTTGCTGGCGGCGCTGGTCGCCTCGAACACCTCGACGGCCTGCGCTGCAAAGTTCAGCGCCTCGGGTAGCACGGACCAGGAGGTCACATTGGTGGCGGCGTTGAATGTGACGCCGCGCAGCGTGATCGTCTGGCTCGTGCCATTCGCCAGTTGCAGCCGGTAGTCCCGACCGATGCGCACCCCGGCGCGCGTCCCCAGAAAGGTGATCGTGGCCCCCGTATCACCTGCCAGCGCCGCAGTTGCCACCATGCCCGCGACCGTGCCGATCCGCGTCTCGACGGCCGCGCCGCCGCCCGAGACGCCGCCGCCGGTCGTGACAGACCAGGCGGTGCGGCGGTCAACGAGGATCTCGCGGATGGCATCGATCGGCCCGTGGCACAGCGCCAGATGCATCCCCAGCGAATAGCGATAGCCGACGGTCTGTGCCTTGCTGCTACCGCCCATCGCGATCCTCCTCGGATGCACCCTCCCGCATCTCGGCGATCCGGATCACCGGTTCCACCAGCGCATCCTCGGTCGCGCGCAGGCGGTCGGCATCGATGCCGTGGGCGAGGAAGTCCTGCCAGTCGAACTCGTGGCGCCGGAACCATGGCCGCACGCCTGCGAGGCAATAGCGGGCATCGCGCAGGTCCTGGATCGTCACGCGGGTCACTTCTTTCCGCCTTTCTTCTTGATCGGGTCCACCTTCAGGTCGCCTGCCCAGACGACGTTCGGCCCGGTGATCAGCACCGTCCCGAACACAACCGGGATCGGCCGACCCTCCTCGGCGGTGGGCAGCGAGAAGTCGTCGAGGCCCGCGGCTTGCGGCTTCTCGACCTTGGGACGCGGGCTCAGCGCATAGGAAATCGCCGAGAGCACCAGCCCAAGGACGAGCCGTGCGATGAAGGTCCAGACCATATGGCGTTCTCAGACGATGGAGCCGCCGCCGAAGGGATTGCGGCCGGGGATCTCGGGGAAGCCCCCGAAGTTCACGAGGTTGCCGAACTTTGCCGCGCAGGTGGCTGCGCGCAGATCGCAGCCCGGGGCGATGTCGGCGAGAACCGGGAGCGGCGTGCCGGTTTCCGGGTCGATCTCCGACGCAGCGAGCGCCGCCGCCAGTTCAGGCATCGGGCGCGATAGGGTTAGGGCGGCCCCGGCATGGCCGGTGATGAACCCAAGTTGCGCCCCGAACCTGAGCACACCGCCCCGGTACCAGCCGGCGGGCTCAGCCGCCGCCTCAGGGATCGTCACGGTCAAGCCGTTGCCAGCTACGGCTGTCACCGTGCCGGTCAGCCAGTAGAGCGCGATGTCGAGCCCGCAGCCGCGCCCGTAGAGGGCATGGCGGCAAAGCCGCTGGTACTTCGCCCGCACGCCCGCGCGTCGCAGCGTGCTGAAGATCGACTCGGCCTGCAGCAGGATGCGCTGCCCCTCCACCTCTGCACCCACCACGCGGCCTTTCCAATGCGCGACGGTCTCGCCCAGCACCTGCTCGTGGCCCCGGAAGAGGGTCAGCGTCACAGGCGTATTGCCCAAGGGGGCGAGAAAGCGCCGCGCGAAAGGATGCGAGAGCGGCCAGGTTAGTTCCAGCCGCCCGCGTTCGATCTCGCTCGTCTGCACGACATCGCCATGGGCGACGGCGGCGGGCTCCCAGGTGATTTCGCTTCCGTCGCTCCCCGCGCTGGTCCAGGCCGTGGCGCGGCTGGTGAAACGCCAGACCTGATCGCCTTCCACGAACTGGTAGAGGAAATAGGGGCGGCCCTCGGCGGGGGACGCTTCGATGCTGGCATAGGTCATGCGGGCACCTCGATGACGGGCAGCGTGACCTCGATCGCCACCGAGCCATGCTGGATCTCGACGCGATCCGCGTCGGCGCGCATCGCGGTCAGGAAATGCACCCTCGTCGCGAGCGAAACCGGCTCGCCGAGGTTCGAGGACAGCGTCAGCCGGTGATCCGCGCCCTCGACGATGGCGGCGGTGATCGTTCGGAAGCGCAGCGCGGTCGGCATTTCCAGCAGGATCGCGCGGCCGAAATAGGCCGGGAGCGACGCGACCGGTGCCACGCGCATCAGCGTGGATCCAGAGGTCATAGCGGAACGCAACTGCAGCTCGCGCCCCCAGGTCGACAGCCAGAAGCTGGCCTGCCGCCCGCGAAGCGACCAGAGCCAGCGCCGCAGGGCGTGGCGTGCAATGGGGCCTTGCGCCTTCAGCGTGATCGTCTCGCTCCGCTCGAAGACGTCGCGCAGCGGCTCGGCCACGACCGGGCCGAAACCGTTGTCGACGTATTCGACCGCACGGCGCAGGCTGGCAGTGAGCGGGCGGCGCACAAGGCTCGGGTCGGTCTGGACCGGGCGGCCGAGATAGGTCGGCAGCACCGGTGCGGTGATGTCCGGCGCATCGCGCAGCAGGAAGCTGGCCGTGACCGTGCCATCTCCCTGCCTGCGGCGCGCAACCTCGATGGCCGAGGTCAGCGCACCGACCCGTATCGGCGCGACCGTGACCCGCTGTGCCGCCACGACCGGACCGGGCAGTTGCAGCACCAGAGGTTCCGCCATGATCAGCCGGTCGGGCTGAACGCTGGCGATGGGTACCGCCGCCGCCTCACGGCCATCGACCGCAATCGCCGCCAGTTCCCCGCTCCGGAAATCCGCCACGCCGGTGTCGAGCAGGATCTCCGTCGCGCCTTGCACCAGATCGGCGGCGGGCTGTAGCGCCATGTGCCAGAGCGGGACATGCCAGTCGCCCGCGAACCCCGCGCGGGCGAGTTCCGCGGCGCGCGCCATCCCCAGCGCATCCAGCCTATGCCGGAACGTCACGATCTCGCGCGGCCGGGGCCGGAGCGCGATGCGCTGTTCGCCCGCGCGCGATGTCAGCACATCGGTGCGCCATTCCAGCACTTCGGTGATCTCCTGCGCCGCCGGGAAGGGCCAGAACAGCAGCGGCAGTGGGCCTCCCACCTCAGGCATTCAGCGCACTCCGGTTGCGGCGGATGACGTTCAGGATGGCCCGCTCGCCCGAGGGCGTGGCGAGGTAGTCGCCGACCACCGACGGGTCGAGCACGTTGATGATCCGCGTCGACATGTCCTGCGCCGGTTGGGCGGGTGCGCTGTTCATCTCGACCCCGAGCCGCCCGTCGCGCCCGCGCCGCAGCGGCAAAATCGCCTCGGGACCGGCCTCGCCCATCAGCCCGATGCCCCGCGAGAAGGGAAACACCGTCGGCCGGTTCACGACACCGCCGCGCGCGAAAGCCGTCAGTTCCTGACCACCTGCGAATGCGCCGCCCCTGGCGAAGCCGAACAGTCTCGCGAAGAAACCACCACCGCCGCCCATACCGGAGAAGGCCCGCATCAGCGCATTCTCGATCGGCTTGAAGGCCAGCTCGATCAGCCGGTTCGCGAGGTTCTGCGCGATACGCGAGATGGCGCTGGCAAAGGTCTCCCAGGTGAACTCACCCGACTGCAGCGCCTCCTTGATGGGACCGACGATGTCCTGCGCCAGACCTTGGGCGATCTCGCGCGAGCGTTCCTGTGCCGCCCGCACTGCCTCGGCAGTCATCTCCCAGGCACCCCGCGCCGTGTCGGCCGCCGCGCGCAG